TGACAGTCATCAAAACGTTTGACACATGTGTCCCCGCTCCTCTGAAAGAAATCCACCCAGAAGCCGTCATCAAAACTCCTTCCGAAACCATCTGTTTTCCAAAGAGAGTTCAACAGGTTGCAACATTCTATTTAGAATGCACAATTCCTCAACGTCCGAGACCGTGTTATCATACAGTTTTGACAGCCGTGCGCAATAGGTGCACCATCAAATTTGACATTGAGAAAGAGTGGAGTGTTGACATGATCCCTGATTGGATGACGACTTCCCTGCTTGAAGTGGGGGCATTGATGAGAAAGCTGACAACTGAGGAATGGTATGCAAGAATGCCTGAAAAGAAGAGAGAAAAGTACCACAAAGATGTGAGAGACTTTTACTCCAAACTGCGCAAGATGGGAGAGATCAATGATCGCGATGGATTTCACAAGGATGAATACTCTCTCAACAAGACCGAAATCTCTGGTAGAATGATCCAAGGTTGCCAAAGTGCCTACAATCAAGAAGTAGGACCATGGATCGTTGGCCTAAGTTCGGCAGCAGCAGCAATTTTCAATCACCACCATCCAAATCTTTTCTATGCAACAAAGACGTCAAGTGAAATTGTTGGCCAGAAAGTGAAGAATTGGAGCATCAAAGGAGGAGTGTTCGCAAAGAACGACATTTCTCGGTGGGACGCACACTTGCATCATTCCGCTAGGCGGTTGGAAACCAAGTTTCTCCAACTTTGTGCCGTTCCTGAGGACGTGATTGAGTTAATGAACTCTCTGCCTTATGGAACTCTTAAGCTCAAAGGTGGTTGGAGCGTTAAGTACAAGAATGGGAGGTTCAGTGGTGAGCCCCCAACGTCTATTTTCAACACTTTGTTGATTGCTACTGTCACAAGTCACGTTTGCAAGATTTTAGAATTGGTGGTTGAGTTTATGGTCCTAGGAGATGACACAGCTTTGCTGTTCCCTGGAATCACATCACTCCCACCAGAATTTGATGAGATCGCTAAGAAAGAGTTTGCAAAGTACGGATTGACC